GTCGATGCAAAGAATGATATGTGGAGATTACCACCTATGTATGTTGGACCTTATGCAGAACAAGATGCTGAGCTTGCTTTGAAATTATTTGATGTGCAAATGAGAGAAATAGTTGCACAAGATTTAATGAGTATAAATGAATTAGAACACCAGGTCTTACCTGTCTTAATAGACATGAAATGGAATGGTGTAAGAGTTGACGTAGACCAAGCAGAACAAACAAAGAAAGCATTGTTAAAACAAGAACATGGTAATTTAAAAAAAATTAAAGATGCCACAGGAGTTGCAATTAATGTTTGGGAAGCAAAGTCTATATCGAAGATGTTCGATGCATTATCTATCCCCTATGCACGAACCGAACTGACGGGTGCTCCTAAATTCGACAAACATTTCCTCCGCACTCACGAGCATCCGTTGGTTCAAGCTGTTGCGGAGGCACGTGAATATAACAAAGCTAGGACAACTTTTATTGATACGATTTTAAAGCATGAACATAAGGGTAGAATTCATGCAGAAATAAACCAATTACGTGGAGATGGTGGTGGCACAGTCACTGGAAGATTAAGTTTTAGGACCGATGATACGCTCGATCTTTAAACCTGAAGAAGGGATGAAGTGGGGTGCGTTTGACTATTCTCAGCAGGAGCCACGACTCGTGGTTCACCTAGCCAGCTTAACTGCCGGCGGGTTGAAAGGAGCTGATGAATTTGTCAACGCATACCATGAAAACAAAGACACAGACTTTCATACAATGGTGTCTGAGATGGCTAAAATAGACCGTAAAAAGGCTAAAACAATTAATTTAGGACTGTTTTACGGCATGGGTAAGGGAAAACTATCTAGTGAATTAGGATTAACACCAGGACAAGCTGAGGATCTTTTTGAAAAGTATCATAGCCGTGTGCCTTTTGTAAAAGAAATGATTGAGCGAACCATGAAGAAAGCATCTGACGTTGGTCATGTAAGAACATTACTTGGCCGTAAATGTCGTTTTGATTTGTGGGAACCCTCAAGATACGGAGTTCACAAACCACTGCCCAGGGACGAAGCAGAACGAGAACATGGTAAACAAATTAAGAGAGCTTTTACTTACAAAGCTTTGAATAAAATTATACAAGGATCAGCCGCTGACATGACAAAGAAAGCAATGGTTGATTTATATCATCAAGGGATCACACCACACATACAAGTACACGATGAACTAGATTGTTCATTTGCAGATGATGTAGAAAAAGATAGGATCATAGAGATTATGAGTAATGCAGTACAACTTGAAGTTCCTGTCAAATTAGATTGTGAGGAAGGTCCGTCATGGGGCGAGGCGAAGTAGAAAAAAAATTAGATGATAAAGTTGAAGCCACGCTTTGTCCAAACTGCTCCTACGAACATGTAATCGTTCCGATGTTTCGTGTAAAAAAAGATGAATATCATTGCTTATTGTGCAAACAATTTTATGTCAAAAGAGTTAATGGCAAAACTTTATATTTACCTATAGAAAAAGATGTAGAGTTCGAGGCTGATTTTGAGGTTTAAATTAAATCTTCAATGATAGATGCTTCAACACAATGAAAATCAATACTTTTAATAATTGGATTATTTGTAAGATCTTTATAGAAAACACCGTAGTATTCTTGACATTGCTCTAAAGTAGGGTGCACAACTTCAGATGCCATGCGTAGGCACTTTTGCTCATTTACTACTGACACGCAAACCCATCCAACCAAGAACCATTTTAACATTTATACTCCCTTGACATTTATACCATAAATTCTTATATTATACTAAGAAATTAGGACTATGATGTATATATTAATTACTGCTGTAATTGTTACCACAATCATAATGAAGTTTAAATGGTTTATGGCCATAGGTCTAATTATTATTTTTTTACTAACACAATATGGAGTTATTTAATGGATGCTAGCAAATACAAATCCGTGGCTATCAAGGTCGCTGTGTATAATAAAGCACGACCAATGGCAGAAGCAGATTACTGCACCATGGGTGGATTTATACAAAAACTGATTGACGATGAATACAAATTTAGACAGGAGGAGAAGAAGAATGCTAAAGTACGAAAGTAGAGCTATTCCAACTGAGTCACTAAATTTTAAAAAACATTTTGATAACGTTATGAACTACTGTGAGAAAGATGAAACAAACGCAGATATACCATTGTATGAGTCTGTGGCTTACTTAAAAGGTTACATAAAAGGTATGGAAAGAGCCTATGATGATTGGGCAAAAGAACAAAAAGAAGCTCAAGAAATGACAAAAAACGATATATGTTTACAACGAAAAGATTAACAAGTTCCGACTACGCCGTCTAGTTCGGTTAAGGCAGATGGATAGCTTGGTTCGCCGGGATCAAGTGAAAAGCTGTGAGTGTTGGTTGGTGTTCCTTTCCGCCCTCCAGACTCAGACGGTAGGACTACAAAGGAGAAATCATGAAATATAGACCTGTACATGAACATATGGATGGCAGAGGTATGTCAGTTCGTTATGCTTATCAACGAGATCGTAGAAAAAGAGAAAGAAAGAAAATAGAAAAACTAATGGGTAAAAGTTATTTTACAAACCCTAACGAATCAATAGAATCGACTCATGAATATGAACTTAATAACAGAAGACCTGGAGGCCCTAATCTCTAGGCGTATGGTGTTAGATTTAATTGATCATGATAAAGACTATTTTAAAAACAAAACAGAGAAAGTAGAAGCGCTGCGAGCCTGTGCTGATCTATGGGACCACGAATTAGTAGGTGATTCTAAACATTTACAAGAGGCTACCCGTCGACTTATCATACAAAAATTAAGTAAACTCAAGCAAGGAAATGTGTTATCTTTCCCAAGATGATAAAAGATATTGTAACTAATGTAGAAATCTTTACGAAAGTGTCAAGTCCGCCGGAAATGCAGGAACAATTAATGTATCGTGTATTATATCGAGATGGTACGAGTGAAGAATTTACTCATGAACAATGGCATGAAATCGTAACTAGGGGTTCTGGAGCCTTGAATCAAGGCTCACCGACCGCCGCATAGTCTATTTTTTTTCTGCTATTTGTGCCTGTAAGAGAGCAATGACTATGTACGCTTCCTCTAATTTCTTTTCTAATTCTTGCATGTTGAACCTCCTTCATATGCGTTAGTGCGTACCTATCACCTTATCAAAGTCCGTTTTTAGAAGTCAATAAATCTTTGCTCTTGACTTTATTTTTTGTTATGTTCCTAGTATTACAAGGACTACAAACCACGGACCAAGGAGCAAAACGATGGCAACAAAACCAACAGCCGCAAGAGGTAAAACAACTCGTAAAGGCAAGATTAAAAAAATTATGAAACAAAAGATATCTAACGTGATGAAAAGACAAGGAAAAACTTTAGGACCCATAGCAGGCGCTGGTATTAGAGGACTAATGGAAAAGGGTCCAAGAAAAGTTCCAAACCCAAGAGGTGAAGGTACACGAATGGAAACAGGACCACGCAAAATGCCTAACCCAAGAGGTAAAGGTACACGCATGGATAAAGGTCCAAGAAAAATGACTCCCCTATTACGTCGTGCACTTGCAAGAAAAAAATAGATAATGGCTCCTACTGGTACAAACAGACCTGGTTTTAGAACCCCTCGTACACCGACAGGTATTAATAGACCTGGTTTTAGAACACCAAAAACACCAACTAATGTAAATAGACCAGGTACATCTTCACCTGCGTTTACTGGTTATAGTAATAGACCCGCAGGAACAACCAGTCCTGGTTCTGGTTATACTCCTGGTGGAGACTCTTTTAAAAATTATAGCGCAAAAGATCAAGCCACTATGTTTAGACAAGCAGGTGGTAAAGATAAATTTATTGATATGGCTATCCAACAACAGGCCAAATATCCAAGAGGATTGAACTTTCAAAAATTTTTAGATGATTCAAAAAGATTTCAAACAGGACAAATTCTTGGTGGTAAAGAAGTCGTGGGTCCTGATGGTATTATGCGTTTACAAATGGCTGGTGCCGATGTTCCAATGCGTGATGCGCAAGGCAGACAAATTTTATCAATGCAAGCTCCCATGTTAACTGCTCAAGCTCCAACTTTTTCACAGCTACTTGGTGACATGGCTAGAGCCGGTAGTGATATGCTAGGAGGTATCGCAAAACTACCAGGTCAATTAGTTGAGGCTTATAAACAAGCGTCCCCATTAAGTTTTGTAATGAATCAAGCAAAAGCGTTAACGAATCCAGGTGACATCGCAGGAAGATTACAAGCTGCGGGACCTGAGGCACAACGAATGTACGCTCAATTTATGCAACAACCTGGTATGACTTATCAACGAGCTTTTGAAATGGCTACAGGCCAACGATTTGCAAACGGTGGAGTTGCTAGTCTACAATAGAGATGTCTTTTATCTCTTTAATCATCCCTTTGGGGATCGTGGTCCCCCGACCAAAAGTATTATCTGACGGTATTAGATCTGCGATTAATGTAATTGTTTTTTCGTTTTGTATATATTATTCTATAGAAATTAAATCTAAAATCGGCCGAAAAGTCAAAAATTGGTTTACATATTTACAAAGTAGTAAAAATATATATATATCAAGGCTTTCCTCTGTAAATAAGTTGTCATACGAGTGGTATGACTTGGTTTACAGATTTACACAGTTTGTTGAAAAATATAGGTTTTTTGACGGTAAACTGCAGAACGGACTAAAAAACCATGTCAAATAAAGACGTAAAAACACTCGAATTAACCCCAAAACAGATGAAATTTGTCAATATTTTCATCGAAAAGGGCACAATTCAGAGTGCTAGACAATGTGCCTTAGACGCTGGGTTCGCAGAATCTGGTGCCACAGTTATTGCAAGTCAATTACAAAACCCTAAATATTACCCACATGTAGTTGCAGAATTAGAAAGAAGAAGGGCTGAATTGAATAGGAGATATTCCATTTCCTATAAATCACACATACAAAAGCTAGCTGAACTACGAGACTCCGCAGAAAAAGCAGGTAATTATACCGGTGCTATTGCTGCCGAAAAGTATCGAGGCATGGCTGCAGGACTCTATGTTGACAGGAAAGAGGTCATGCATGGCACGATTGATTCAATGTCCGTAGGAGAAGTGGAGGATAAATTAATTGAACTTAGAAAAAAGTTATCCATTCAAGGGGAGTTTGAGATTATTGACCATAACACATCTGAAGGGAAACCTGTCGGAGAGCTTGGCGGTAACTTACTTGCTGAAGAAGGGGAATCTGGTATTCAAGACGATTCATGATACAGGTTGTGTTGATCTTGTTACCATTGATAGGCATGGTAAAGTCCATTTGTATGATGTTAAAACATCTTTGAATTATGCAAAGGGTAAGAAAAAAGGTAGGAAAATTAATCGTGCATTGACTTCATTACAAAAGAAACTAAAGGTTGAGTTATTGATGGTTGATTTGAAGGAAGAAAGGTGCTGGATCGTTCAACATGACAGAAGAGAAGAATCTCTGGAAACAGCTAAAAAATAACACAAAATCAATAATTTGGACTAGAATTGAAGCTACATCAGGACTTGGTATTCCTGACCTTTTTGGTTTTCATAGAAGACCTTTTTGGCTTGAATTGAAAATAATAAAGAATAATAAACTTAACTTCTCAGCACATCAAATTGCGTGGATTCACAGGCATTATTCTGCTGGTTGCCCTGTGTTTGTACTTGCGAAGGACCCTCCTTCGAAGACCCTTAAATTATTCTCAGGCTCCATTGTCCGTGATCCGTTGTCCATTGATGATAAACCCGTCCTATGCTCCATCACGCCCGGATCCAGGTCCAGTGGCTGGGATCTCCTGATGGGTATTCTGGGGAGCTGGACTCCTGATGGCAGGGTAAGCACCAAGCTCCATTAGTTTCCATTCCCACAAACCTCTCTCCATTGTCCATTAGCGTGAGGCCAGCAGCCCGGCGTCCCAGGCAGATGGTTTTGCACCAGCGTCAGGAGATGCGTGAGAGTTGACAGCGAAGCTGGATTCTGCTACTGAATAATTATTCCTTCTTTGTTTAGTTAGCCAAACGAAACAAATCGGCGACTCGAAGTCCTCGGGTCGCCACACAAGTTCCATTGTCCATTCCCCATTACCCAAGCACCACTTAGTATGAGTATTAATTGGATTTAGTCCAGACCATCCCGGCATCCTGACCTGCTGGTAAAAAAGTTTTGTTTTGCTCTTGACATCCCAACATGTTAGGACTATATATATTAATAGATAGACGAAAGTCCCCGAGCGTAAGGCTCCGTGTTCATGGTCTATTAAGATTCAGGTAGTTGCCGTAATGACTCGAGATCCTGAATCGCAAACAAAGGAGGCGAAGATGAATTATAAATACGATCACATTGTCCATTTACTATTAAACAAATATGGCTGGGTGCGTTGTCCCTGGTTCGTAAGCTGGCAGGAGAAGCCTGATGCCAGTTGAGTTTGGACAAAGTTCCATTAAGGAGTGGCTTCTAGATACCCAGGATAAAAGCACCATCAGAGATACTGCAGAGCATGGATGCTCAGGTGGCACAATTAGCGAGTTGATTTACTACGCAGACACGGAAGCCTTTTATGAAAAATACAAAGAAGAGATTTGGCAGAGGCTGAGTGACATGGCCGATGATTTGGGTTGCGACTCCATTCTCCATTTGATCGTTACATTTAATGGATCTAAAGAGGTAGGCAGTGACCTGCAGCTCAGGAACCTGCTGGCGTGGTGGGGTGCAGAAGAAGTGTGCAGAGGTATCTGTATGGACTGGGATGATGAAGAACGGGCAGCAGAGTAGTTGCCCCCGTTTTTAGTTTACTTTGGAATCATTGTACTGGTTGGGATCTTCGTATCCTTTTCCATCGCCAAGCTACCCTTTGGCATTGGTTCCGTCTTTCGTGAAATATTAGCGAGCTGGACGCTGCTCCTGCTGTTCTGGCTCGCTGTCTCCATTCTCCATTTATTCCTTCGCCTTTTATTAGGACCGTTAGTAGTGGCCTGAGCTGGGGACGCCGGATGCTGGTGCGTGTGCGAAGATTCGTGTGAAAAAGTTATCCACAACTTTATTTAATAAATACTTGTAATTAGTTAGGACATGATTATATATATAGTGAGCCACACGATAAATATATTCTAGTAAGCTAGATTGTAAGGGCTCAAGCCAAAGGAGGCAACATGAACAAAAAGAAGGAAATAGACAAGTTAGCAAGGCTAACTATCCTAGCAAACTTCGTCAGTTCGAAGTTGAAGGAACAGAAAGATTTGGTCAAGTCTTTCATTAATGAGGAGGATAAAGTCCTCAAGGGTATTGATCACAAACTTAATGTGATCATTAGAGAGTACGAGAGATTTGATAGCGAGTCTTTTCGTAAAGATCAGCCCGAGGTCTATAAGTCTTACAAGACTAAACTTGTAAAGTCGGTTGAACTTAAACCAATCATTGACCAAGAAGAAGAGAGCGAGATTCTTACAGCGAACTTCCCACTTCTTCAAATGCAAACTCAATAATATTAGGCTAACTAAACACTTAGGCACGAGGGCATAAGCCCTCTGCCGATCTCCATTCTCCATTCGCCACTTACCCTTTGGCATGGGGTTATACTAGGTAATGGCGGTGTACCCGCTGGCGTGTTGGGTGAGAAAGTCAAGCTGGTTTCTAGGTGCGACCAAAAGGCACAAAAGTTATCCACAGATATTATCTTATATACTTGCAATAAGTTAGGATAAGAGTAATTTATAATCATGCCTAACGACAATA